AATTCGATAACCAGGTCATAATCCATCTTGTTGCCTCCTCATAAAAATCAGGATCAATGTAATCAACGCCACAAACACAACAATACCACTCGGCATCTCTCAAGTTGATGCCTGTTCTAGTTCGGCAAATCGGACAAATAACAGGATTCATCCTTGACACCTCACACATTGACTAACAATTCGCATATTTATGGGGCAAGTCATCTCAACATGAGGACTGCGAGACACATTTGTGACCATTACCATTCCATATTTGCACTTTTCAACCTCAAAACATGTGTTACATACTACGCACATGTATTGCGCTGGTGTCTGTTACTTATGTAAGTAGTGGAGAATATCAAGGAAAATGTGGTGATTCATGGGGCAGTACCCCATTCTCACCAGCACGACGGTGGCGATGTTCAAGACTAGGGTAAGAAGTAGTATAATAGACTGTAACCTATTCCTAAAGGGTATGGCGAAAGAATCATTCTTCATCCGAAAAACTCTGAACTGCGATAATGACAACTCATACCAAGAAACCCCAATCGATATGGGTGCATATGTCGATGCACTAGGAAAGTCAATCGTACGGATCCACAACATTGCCGTTACTTTCAGTGATTCTACTGGTCGTTCTAGCAATATTAACAGTGAGGCTGCTGCTCAATTCCAACTATTGACGCAATCTCAATCGAACATTGTATTGCCATCTGATCGTTCTATCATCAGCACTGGGAAACTCCTCGTGGATGGCGCTGGTGGCGTTGCTACCCATGTTTCACAAGATTACGACATTCTTCCCCAGCATTGGACAAACGGTTATCTTGTCGCCGTTGATACTCTATATCTTGGCGGTGCGGCTTCCACTGGCTTCGCTGGTAACGTGTACTGCTCAGTAGTCATGGAATGCACCGTCGAGACAATGGGACAGTCCGCTGCAATGGCACTTGCTCTATCTCAGCAATGAGGTGGACTAGGTGAAAATTCACGGAAAATACTGCGGTCCTAATTGGACCCATGGTCGAAAAGTACCAGCATCGGATTACGATAAGTATCCTGAGGTACGACCAATTGACCGTTTAGATCGTGCTTGCCAGAATCACGACAAAGATTGTTCACATGGCGGTTGCTCGACTAAAGGTGATCTCGCATTGATGGACGTGGCCCTTGCGGTTGCGATCACCAGTCCTGATGTTCGGAGTCGAGCAATCGCCACCTCAATTGCAGCAGCGATGTTGGCAGTTGCCCCGACCAGGAGTCGATAATATGGATAATGAGTTACTAAAGCAACTTTTGATAATGCAAAACCCGCAACTAGCGCCCATCCTGGAAATGATGAGTTCTTCAGCTCCAGGAGAAACAAAACCAAAGAAACGGAAGGTTTCAGCATATTCTCGTCGGTATGGATCAGCATACAAGCGACTTCGTAAGCGACACACACTCAAGAACGGCAAGTATCGCAAAGGATACAATCACAAGCGACTTGTCAAACTTGCACACAAGGAAGCAAAGCGAGGCGGTAAGAAGTGAGAACTCGACGCTGCTTGCGAGGACAACTGTCCACTTCAACATACGAAGGGCAGACGTTCGGATCCAGGAGACTCATCATTGATGATGGGAACTTCAACGATGGATGGCGTATTGTAAAGTTCGTTGTCGCTGGTAACGGTGCAACATCAACAGAAATCAATGCGCGCTTGTGTACTGAGGATTTAGCATCGATTCATGCGGGCGGTTCAGCGCCATTCGCATGGAACTGGGGCGATTCAAGGGAACTTGCATGGGCTTCAACGCGTTCGACAAGTGAAAGCACCTGGGGCGGTTGGGAAGGTGCTATCGATCCGGACCACGTTGTCATCAAAGATTTGTACATCGATGTCAACACAAACCTATCAAATCCAGTTAATTACCTGGTAATATTAGAACGAGTCGAATTAACAGACAACCAAGCAGTACTTACACTCATACGGGAGAGAAGCCAAGATGACGAACGACACGACAACTGATGAAACTGAATTGAAAACTGAATCGAGAACTGCTCGGTTTGCTCAATGGCTTATGGATCGTGAGTCAAAGCGTCAAGATAAGGAATCGAATCTTGAAGGAATGATGAGATTCAATATCTTTCTTTCAACTGCTACTTTGGTGGCGGTGGCTGGATCAACTATTACGAACTATCTCATGATGGCGTATGCCTGGCTCTGAGTGAACGAATCGTTCTCAACAGTTCCTTCTCTGTCGAGCCTGGCTCAAGAACCACGTTCAATTGTGAAAGTAATTCATCAATTGTCGCATCAGCCAGGAAAACATCTTCCTGTTTGAAGATATGATTGCGTACTGCTTTGCAAACTTCTAGGCTCTGATTGCCCTTCTTTCGCAATTCGATAACCAGGTCATAATCC